TTCTGCCCGGAATCAAGACGACGATGGACGGCCTCGCGGAGCTGTTCACCGGCAACAATGAGGCCGGGCTTGGTCTTATATCTCAGGGAATTGACAGCCTGCTCGGGAACCTGACGGAACAGCTGCCGAGATTTATGGAAATCGGACTCGGCATCGTCGAGTCGCTGGCAACGGCGCTGATCGACAACCTGCCGAAGCTGGCGGAGACGGCGATCCCGATCATCACGGAGCTCGCGAAGCACCTGATTCAGAACCTGCCGAAGATCATTGAGGCGGGCACGGAGATCCTCTTTGCGCTGATTGACGGCATCATCGACGCGCTGCCGGAGCTGATACCGGCGGTGGTGGAGGTGACGCTGACCATCGTGGAGAAACTCACGGAGCCGGACACGCTGATGAAGCTCATCGACGCAGCGTTCCAGATCATCGGAGCGGTGGCGGAAGGCCTGATCAAGGCGCTGCCGACGCTGATCGAGAAGGTGCCGACGATCATGGGAAACCTGCTGGAGGCAATTCTGAAGTTTCTGCCGCAGCTGCTGGAGAGCGGGGCAAAGCTGGTCGTGGAGCTGGCAAAGGGCCTGCTGCAGGGCATCGGTGACGTCGTGAAGGCCATCGGGGACGTGCTCGGGAAGATTAAGGACGCGATCCACGAGAAGATTGAGCAGGCAAAGCAGTGGGGCGCGGATCTGATCCAGAACTTTGTCGGCGGCATCACGTCCAGAATGAGCGGCCTGATGGGCACAGTCCGGAGCATCGGCCAGGGCATCAAGAACATGCTCGGATTCTCCGAACCGAAGGAAGGACCTCTCAGCGACTTCCACACCTACGCACCTGACATGATGCAGCTGTTTGCCAAGGGAATCCGGGACAACGAGCGCCTGATCACCGATCAGATTCAGAGGAGCTTCAGCCTCGGCCCGACCTTCGCGGCAGCGGCGGCACCGGCCGCAGCGGCGGGCGCGAGCACGAACACCTACAACATTACGGTCAACGGTATCGAAGAACTCGAAGAGCTTCTGCAGTGGTACCAGAGCCGCCAGGTAAGAGCGAGGATGGCGTGAGATGGCACAAAGAACTATAAAACTTTATGCGAATAAATGGGGGTATGTAGCGAGTTCATCTCCGTCCTCTGTGATTGATATCAGCAATAAAGACCATTTTTCACTGTACAGGAACACAGATAAAAGCATACCATCATTCGGTTATGTCGGATTCCAGAGCTTCCCAAGCAACCTGTCAAAAAAACGGCTATACTCCATGAAAGCGGTTTTTAAATACGGTGACGGTGGGGAAATTTACATCTCGTCAGAATCAAAATGGTACATTCACTCCGGCAAACTGGGCATTGAAATTGCGGAGTCAAGTTTCAATCCAAGTACGCTTGTTTGGTCAAACAGGCCAAGTTCTATTACGAGTTATTGGCTCATTGGTAGCAAAACAGGAACAGCAGGCAAAAATGAAAACATAGAATGTACGATGAGCGGAGACTCCATTACGGACTCCCAGCGCTCAGAAATGGCAGCCGCATTTCTGAGGACACTGACCGCTTGCCTGTTTTGCGCTTCATCGGGAGATTTACAACGAGAAGTAATCCCATACAAAACGCTAATCGACGGGTCGACTGCGCCATATATAGAAATTACCTATGATGACAGCGTTTCAATTGGAAGCAACATCAAAGTCGCGACTGCCCCAACGTCTGGCTATGTAAATCCAAGAAGTAGCACATCTTTTTCATGGATTTATGAGAAAGATAAAAGCAGCGGATATGATTGCGTTAGTAACGATTTTGGTCAATCTTCAGCAACGTTCTACTGGAAAAAATCATCCGACGAAACATACACATCAATTCCCATTAGCGGAGCAGCTAAAAATGTCTCTGTGCCTGCAAATACATTCCCTGCGGGGACTACCATACAATGGTATGTCGTGGGTACAGATGACGGAGGAAGGACATCTCAAACACCCGTCTATAGTTTCAGTACCGCCGCAGGACAAGTATCAACGACGCTGATCTCGCCGATCAATAGCATCGAAAGCAACAATCAGCCAATCAGATTCCGTTGGCGCTATTCAAGCGCAGATGGATTTGCACCAAACAGATGTGATTTGTGGTGGAAACTGCCTACTGAAGACAATAACAGTTGGCACGTTATTGTTGAATCAAGTACCGCAATAACTGAATATACCACTCCGGCAGGGTTTTTCCCGGCAGGAGAGATTCAGTGGCTTGTTCATGCATACAATATTGATGATGTAAAAGGCCCAGACAGCAAAGCCAGCTTTATTTCCTACGGCGCCCCTGCTGCACCTGTTGTGTATGCGGAAGCTGTTCCGTTTACGACTGTCGAATGGCAGGCAGACGATCAGCAGGCATATCAGATTAAAGTGGATGACATTGTATACGGTCCTTATTTCGGAACAGAGAAGATCTTCTCTATCCCGGATAAGCTGGAAGACGGGGAACACACCATCGGTGTGTCAGTTGTCGGAACTTATGGACTGTGGAGCGAATGGGGGACCGCCACTGTTACAGTCCAGAATGTTCCCGGTGAAGAAATTGTGCTTGGCGGCGTACCCGGTGTGGATAATTTCCTAAGCTGGACAACTGCGGAAGAGACTTCTGACTTCCTCATCTTCCGGGACGGCGTGCAGATCGGACACACCGCCAGAACGACATTCGCAGACCGGTACGCGTCGGGAGAACACAGCTATCAGGTGCTGAACCGCCTGACGGACGGAAACTACAGCGAGAGCAACACGGTGACACTGGAGACCACCGCGGCAGGAACATATATCACAGAGCGGGTCGGAGGCGAGTGGCTGGAGATCAAATACTCCAAGATGGACATGCGGGACCCGGAATACGAAGTATCAGCTGACGGGAGCTTCTATCACCTGGCGGGCGATGAATGGCCGTCGGGAAGCCTGAGCGGGCACAAAGAGAGCAAAGTCAGCTTCTCCGCCCTGTTTCTCGCGGAGCAGGAGACGGAACGGAAACGCTTCGAGAGCCTGCTGGGGAAGGAAGTAATCCTGAAATTCCGGGACGGAACAGTATTCACGACGGTGCTGAACAACTGGAAGAAGGAACTCAAAAAGCTCAGCTGGACAGCGTACAGCTTTACGCTGCAGCGCATCGAAACGGAGGATTATGTCGATGATACGACATGAGGAAATACGGTTCCGGATGATGCGTAACGGCATCGAATACGGCGAACTCTACGCCAGGGGAACACCGACGCTCAGGATGCAGAGCAGCGGAGAAATCAAGATGTCACTGCAGGGAACGTTCCTGCCGGATGCGATAGATTCGCGCGGCAACAAGGTGGAAATCGACTGGCTGGCGGATGAAATCAAGCCGGTGCTCATCCTGGACGGCAACATAAACCCTCTCGGCGTCCTTATGCCGTCAACGGTCACACCGAAGGAAGAGCAGGGCGAGGAAAACGTCGAGCTCCAGGCATACGACCGATGCTGGCGTGTGCGGGACAACAAAATTGAAGGGGCCCTGTATTTGACAGCAGGGACGGCATATCTGGACGCCATTGAGCAGCTGCTCACGGCGTCCGGAATCGCAACCATCATCAAAACACCGTCGGAAGCGACTATCACGGAAGACCGACAGGACTGGGAGACAGGGACGAGTTACCTGACGGTGGTAAACGACCTGCTGGCAGAGATCAATTATAAACCGCTGTGGTTCAATGCCTCGGGCTTCGCGATCCTGGAACCGGCCAGCACGCCGACGGCGGAGAATATTCAGCACATCTTCACAAACACGAAACCGGATCCGCGGAACCGCAAAGAGGTGGAGACGATCAGAGTGCTGCCGCGGATCAGCAGAAAGACAGACATATACGCGGCACCGAACGTCTTCCTGTGCATCTGCTCCAATGCGGACAAAGATGACGGAATGAAGGCAACAGCGGAAAACAACAACCCGCAGTCACCGCTGTCCACGATGCGCAGAGGCAGGCGGATTGTGAAGGAAGTCAGAGTCAACAACATTGAGTCTCAGGCAGAGCTGCAGGCCTATGCAGACAGACTGCTCTACGAGAGCATGACGACCGGGGAAGTCATGCAGGTCGAGACGATGCTGCAGAGCGGCTTCGGTGTCAACGATGTGACGGCGATCCGGTACGGGGAAACGCTCGGAATCTGCGTGGAGGAAGCCTGGACGATGCAGCTCGCGCCGGGCGGCACGATGTCGCACGAGCTCAAGAAGGTGGTGATCAACCTTGGATGAGGAAATCATACAGGAAGATAAGAACACGGCAGAATTCTTCATCGGAACGGTAAAAAACTGGAGCAACTTAACCGGCGTGCAGATCCAGCTTGACGGACAAGACTCTCCGATGACGAAAAGATACAAGCAGATGCTGATGTGCAGGCCGCTGAAAGTAGGAGCACGGGTGGTCGTGATGAAACACTCCGGTACTTACATCGTACTGGGGGAAATATCAAAACCACTGCCATACTATCATCCGGCGGACCTGAGCAGCTCGGCAACGCTGGCGCAGGTGATTGCGAGGTGCAATCTCCTCCTGGCAATCCTGCGTCAGGTCGGAATAGTATGGGACCCGTGATAAAAGAAAGAGAGGGTGAGGAACAGATATGGTCTACAACAAAATTTATGCCCAGATCGGAGAAGAGCGGCACATCGTGCTGGACCCGGTCAACTACCAGTATGACGTCAAGCAGATCCTCGTGATCTCGGGCGAGACCGTACCGGAGTATTACGAGGCGGACATCTGCAACGTCGGAGACACGGCGACGCTCACGATGGTCGGCACCGCGGCAGACGGCGTGGAGATTCCGGACAAGTTCTTCCGGGACGGGCGGAACGTCCTGGTGTACGTCGTGATTCCGGGGAGCGGCGGTGACGTCCAGACGCGATATGACATCACGATCCCGTCGGATGAGCGGGGCGAGCGGACGGACATCGACCCGCCAGAGGAGGAGCAGCAGCAGATTGACAGCCTGGTTGCCGCACTGAATTCGGGTGTC